GACTCAGCCTCGGTTCCTTCGTGTCCTTGGTCGGCGGCGGCATGCTCTGGTCCCTCCCCATCGGGGCGACCACGTTCGCGACGCCGCCTTTCATCTTCGGCGGCCGCTTGGCGGGATCGTGCGGCAGACTCCCCATCCCCTTCCTCAGACCGGCCATCGGCTAATCTCCTCTCCCGTTCGGCGAGACGCGGGTCCTCGCCGCCGTCGCGCGTGTCACCCGTTTCATCGCCTTCGACTTGGCGCTCCGGGAATAAAGGTTCGGGTCGGTCGGCCGGTTGAAAGCGGCCGCTGTCATCGCGTGCACGGGGCGGCGCCGACGGTGAGATTTCGTTGGCGAAGGCGTTGGCCGCCTCGTCGAGCCCGTCAACCATGAGCGCGCTTTCCTCCTCGCGAAACGTAGATTTTCAGTTGCGGAACGATGGTTCGGATCGCCTTGATTTGCGCGACCAATTCGAGCTTGCGCTCGGTCGTGGCGGCGTCGGTGACAAGCTCGTCGACCCAATGCCTTTCGAGGTCGGCCAGCGCTTCAACGAAGGCCTTTTCGTCGAGGAGGTCATGCGCGGAATCGGCGAGCTGGCGGCGTTCGAAATCGTTCATGTGGCCCCGCCTTTCGGTTTCATGGCGGCGGTGTCACGCGCGGTCTTGGCTTGCGTGTCGGTGGCGTGCTGCGCGGTCTGCGCTTGGGTTGCGGCGGCGTGCAACGCCGTCTCTTGCTGCATGGCGGCCGCCTGGCGTTGCTGGTCGATCTTCGCCTGGTCGGTGGCGAAATCGAGCTGTTGCTTTTGGTTTTCGAGCCCGGCGTCGACGGTGTGCTTGTGGAGGTCGGCGGCGATTTTGGCGAAGTCGGCCGACTTGTCTTGCGGAGGCTCGCCGGGCTGGTTGGCTTCGAGCCCGGCCTTGGCCGCGTCGATCGCAACTTTTTGCTGCTGAATCCGAATGTCCTCTTGCAGTTTTTGATGGCGGAACGCGTCGTCTTGCTGTTGCTTCGCCTGGCGGAATTGAAGGTCGCCCATCGCTTGGGCGGTTTCGCTCTTAACCTTCTCGTATTGCGCCTTGGCGGCGACCGTCATCGCGTCCGGTTCTTTCGGCGTCTGCGCGATCTGTTGCAGGGTCGCCGGGTCGGGGGTCATGAAGTAACGGCCGACGTTTTTGATGTTCGAAATGTCGAGCATGTCGGTGATGGTGTTCAAGTATTGTTGAATGCCGACGACGGGGTTGGTGACCCCGAATTGCTGCATAATCATTTCCTGCGTCGTCTTGATCGTTTGCAGGGTCATGAGCCGCGTCGAATCCGAGCCTTTGCCCAAGGTTGAATTGACTTCGACGCCCATGGACGCGTCGAAAGTCGACGTGTCGACGTCGCTCCATTTGCCGTTGATGCGGAGCGACCGCGTTTGGTTCGGGGATTCTGAGATTTCATTGTAGAGGCCGAGAAACAGGTCTTTGAAACCTGTCTCGGCGAGCACGCGCGCCATAAGTTCGGTGCGCTCTTGCTGGCCATTGATGATCGCCTCGACGCCGATTTGCGTCGAGCTTTGGAGCGCCTTCGGGTCGAGCCCTTTGGCGGCGTCGCTCAAACCGGTGCGCCGCTGCAAGGAGTCGTTGAGCAGGTCGACCAGGGGCATGATTTGCTGGCCGAGGAACGGGACGTTGGCGATGAGCACGGCGTCATTTGGATTGCCGCGCACGCGGCGCACCGCGCCATTGTCATCGTTGACCGCGTCGTCGAGGTCGACGACGAGTTCGTTGACGTAAGTGGTGGCGTTGACGCTCTCGGCCGCCGAATCGAGCGTCGTGCGCAGAATGTTGGTTTTGATCCGCTGGATGTCTTGCACATAGTCGGCGAGCGAATCGCCGACGATCGTGTGGCTGATCGGGTCGACGCCGAAATGGGCGAATTTGACGCGGTTGGCGTCGACGTCATGGACGATCTTATGGATTTCGCCCATCGTGCAGATGTAGCGAAGCTCGGCGACGCCATCGCCGTCGCGATCGATCTTGATGTAATATTCGCCGTAGAGAACGCCCTCGCCGACCCGCGTCGACATGGCGCGGCCGGGGTTTCTGAGCTGCGCCTCGGTCGTGAAGTCGTGAACGTCCTGGCTCTGCAAATACTCCATGCAAAGCTCGCGCTCGTAGCCCATGGCGGTGAGTTCATCGATCGGCACGACGCGTTCATGGCCGACGAAACGCGAGGTCTGGAATGACCGGGCGTAACGGTCGAGGCGCATCTCCTCGGGCGGCACGCCCATGACTTTGATGATCGGCTTGTCGACCGTGTATTCGAACACGACTTCGTCGTAAGTCCCGGTTTGCGGGTCCGGTGCGCCCACGTCGACGAGCTTGGCGGTCGGGTCCTGCTGTTGCAGCATCGCGATCTGCGGACCGCTGAGATTGGCGAACGTCTTGTGCTTCTTTTCCCGCTCGTCGTCGGTCCACCATTTGACGAATCCGGTGCGCACCGTGAGCGCGTCTTTGAACGCGCCGTGCAGGATGAGAAAGCCGGGGTTGTCCTGCCAAAAGACGTAATTGACGTAATTGGTTTGTTCGTGGGCGCGGTCGACGTCGGCTTGGGTGCGCGGGACCAGGTTGACGACGTTCTCGCTGGCCGCGAATAGCCGGATGAGGCTCGGCAGCGTGAGCATGACCGCGTCGCGCACGTCGGACGAGACATAGGTCGAGCGGTTGGCGAGTTCGGACTCGGGTCTGAGAACGTCGTCGAAAGTGGCGTCGGGGTCTTGGACGCTTTCGGCGAACGTTTGGGTTGAGGTCGGCGGGCTTTCGCCGTCTAAGCTCGGCTCGTAACCGTAGTAATAGCGCTGCGCCTCCTCGCGTTTTCGGGCCAGGATCGAGCGCTCATAGTCGGCGGCGTCCTCAATGATCCTGTGGATTGTCTGTTCATAGGTCGCGGGGTCGGACGGATCATAGCCGCCCGAGCCTGTCGGCGCGCCCTCTTTGAAGTGGGCGAAGATGCGTTCAAGCGCCATGGGCTGACCCCATGGCATGCGCGCCGGCCTGGCCGCCGGCGCTTCCTGACTTGCTTTTCATGGCCCCTTGAGGGCGCTCCTTTTGGTTCCTGATTCCCCCCCGGCCAGGAGGAGAAAATCAGTCGATTACGCGAGGGTCAGGAGCCGGTTTTTCCGGCTCTTGCGGAAACCGAACAACGCCATGAAGCCGAAACCGCCGACGATCATCGCCCAAGTCGAGGGCTCGGGGACGCCCGATTCCATCGCCTGGTTGAAACCCGTGATCGAGCCGCCGCCGACGAGGGCGAGCGAAGCGCTTTCGGTCATGGAGAACGGCGAGAGCGCATCGAAGGCGCTGACCCGCGAGCCCGAGAAGCTATCCGGGTCGGTCGTCGGCGAGCCCGAAACCGATTCCAACAGCGCGCCGGGGGTGTTGAGCGGATTGGCGCCTTGGGCGTTCGCCGGGTCGGCGAAGAACGCAAGGGTCGACAAGCCCGAGCCGATGGCCGAGTTGAAGGTCAGCGACGCGCTCGATCGAATGAAGCGCGTCGGCGGAAGGAAACCCGTGTCGCCGGCGACCAGGTTGACGGTGATTGGCCGGCCGAGCGTGTTTTCGATGTTGCTCGACGAGAGTTGCAGCTCATTCGGGTGCGTCGAGGACTGCGCCAAGGTGAGCTGCACGAACGCCCCGCCGACCGTTTGATCGATGGTGAGGAGGTTGCTGGCCCCGCCCGAGACGTCGCAGCTCAATTCACCGTCGAAGCACGAAAAGGTCGAGCCGCCGACATTGATCGAGAGTTGCAGTCTGGCGTGCGCCGGCGCGGCGCCGGCGGCGAGGGCAAGGACAAGGGCGAGTGCAGCGGACTTCATGATTTACCCCAAAGCAATTGCGGTCGAAATTGGCCGACAATGTGGAGCGTATTATGCGGACTTGACATGAGCAAGACCGTTGCCGCGCTGCCCCCAGGGCTATTTCGTGTAAGCTAAGCTTGCTGCATCCGCAAGTTGAGGCTCATGGACGACGTTTCGGCCCTAACCGGCGAAATCCTCATACCCTACCAGCCGAGGAAGCATTTTCGCCCCCTTCACGCGTCCGTGAAGCGCTGGCAATTCGCCTGTTGCCATCGCCGGGCCGGCAAGACGGTGGCGATCGCCAATCATTTGATCCGGGCGGCCTCGATCAATGACCGCAAATGGCCGCCGCCGCGCTACGGTTACGTCGGCCCCTCTTTCGAGCAAGCGAAAGACCTGGTGTGGGCTTACTTGAAGCAATATGCCGAGCCGATTCAGGGGGTCCGGTTCCTTGAGGGGGAATTGGCGTGCATCCTGCCGAACGGGGCGATCATCAAGCTCTATGGCGGCGCGGCGGCCTATGAGCGCATGCGCGGCATGTACTTTGATGGAATCGCGCTCGACGAATATCCGCTCTTGAATCCCGCTGTATTCGGAACGGTGGTTCGCCCCTGCTTAGCCGATTATGGCGGGTGGGCGATCGTCTCGGGGACGTCGAACGGCGACGATCATTTCAATCATTTGCGGTTGCGGGTCGAGGATGATCCGCGTTGGGACATGCACATCATTCCGTTGAGCGACACGGGCGAGGAGGCGTTGTCTTACGCCGAGGCGGCCGAGCTGACGCAAGACATGACGCCCGAGGAATACGCGCGCGAAATGGAATGTTCCTTCGATGCGCCGGTCGAGGGCTCTTACTACGGTGAAATTCTCAACAAGATTTCGACCATGGGCCGGATTTGCCCGGTCCCGCCCGACTTGGGGCAACCGGTCATCACCGCGTGGGACTTGGGTATTCACGACTATTGTTGCATCTGGCTTTATCAAATCGCCGGCCGTGAAATACACTTCATTGACTATATTATGGATAATGGAAAGGGCCTCGATTATTACGCTGGCGAGCTGCAAGCGCGCGCCCACAAAGGCGGCTATCGGTTCAAGTCGCATTGTCTGCCCCATGACGTGATGGCGCGCGAGCAATCGACCGGGCGGACGCGTTACGACTTCCTGACCGAATTGCTCGACGAGCCGGTGATTGTCGGGCCGATGGCCAATCCCGAGGACGGGATCGCGGCCGCCCGCAACCTCATGGGCCTATCGTGGTTTGACGCGGTCAAATGCCGCAAGGGGCTGCAAATGCTGCGCGGCTATCACAAGTCGAAAATGGGCCAACCGGTGCATGGGCCTGGCCCGCATAGCCATGGCGCCGACGCGTTTCGCACCTTCGCGACGACGTTCAGCCATGTCGGGGGGTTTCGCATGCGCGGGTCTGGGCGCGGACCGTTGCGCCGGCGGCTGCGCGGGCTGGTTTAGGGAAGATCGGTCGTCGGGGAAAACAACCCATCTCCCCCATTTCGATTTTTAAGCGAATTTCGACGGTTCCGGGGTCATGGATTCCCGCCCCGTGCTTCGGTTTTCCCGGTTTTTTGCAATTAAATGCTTCGCCGTCGCATGCAGGAAGCGTGCTTCCTGCGTTTTAATCGCGGTCGCCATTCCGCGATCGAGGACCCTCGCCCATGACCAACGACCCCAAGCACGACCCCAAGACGGACAAGACGGACAAGACGCACGGCGGCGAAATCAAGAGCCCGAATCCGGGGCCGGGCGAGCCTGGCTATCCGGGTCAGCGTCCCGAGGATGATCCGTCTCACCCTCGCCCTGGCCAAGGCCAGGATCGCGACCGGCCGCATCAGCCGCAGCGCTGATCCTTCGCTCATATTCGGCGCGCGCTTCGGCGCGCGTCTTGTAATAGCCGAGCACGCAATAGCCCTCGCTCAAAACCCACGTGGTTCCGACCAGGCTCTTGAAGCTCGAAATCTTCACGTCGGCTCGGCTGGCGGCTCGATCCATTTCAAGGTGATGGTCCTTGATCCGCCCTTGTCTTTCAATTCAAGCGTCGCCTGGCCGCTGGCTTCGTGGCCAAAGCCGCGCTTTCTCCCTTCGGCCGAGCGTAAGAATTCCTTGGCGGCGTAGAAGCGGTTTTGAAAGCTTCCCTTGTCTCTGAGGCCTTCGAACAGGACCCCGACCGCCTCGTCGACGGCGAGCGCCATGGCTTCCTCGCACGCCTCGCGGCAACGGGGGCTCGCTTGGACAAAGCGTCGGAGCCGTGAACTTTTGACGCCGAGGAGCTGAGCGGCTTCACGGATCGAGCCGTCATTGACCAGGAGCAAGCTCTCGACTTCGTCCTCGTCCAGTTCGGGCTCGAAGGGGAGAATTTCGGCGCTCATGCCGTCCCCCCATGCGCGCGCGCGGCGCGGCGCTCAAGTTTCTGCCGGCGCTTGATGGTGCGAATGAGCTTGTCGACGTCGGCGCGCAAGACCTGGATCATCATACGTTCGGGCGGCTCGCCTTGCATTTCCATCCGCCGCCAGAGTGTCACCAACGCCTCGCCGGTCAAATAGCCGTTGTTGTCGATAAGCCCTTGCCAAACCTCGGGCGTCAAAAGGTCGGCCAGGAGGTTCGGATCGAGGGGGAGAAAGCCGTCGTCGCTCATAGCCAGCACTCGACGATTTGCGGCTCATCTTCCGCGCTCCTGGCGAGGGCGACCAGGCCGGCGCGGCTAAGCTTGTCGCGGATCGGCTCAAGATGGATTGACTTTAAAGTCAATGCGGTCGGCTTGGGCTCGGGGCCGCTGATTTCGAACATGCGGGCGACATAGCCGCTCGGATAGTCTGTCGGCCGTTCGTAGACCGTCCACATGGTTAAGCACCCGCGCTTAACCGCCTCGGCTTGCAACATGACGATTTGATAGGCGTCGGGACCCTCGCTCATTGGGCTTTCATCGCCTTCGCGGCTTGCCTCGCCCATTCCGCCGCCATGTCCTCGGG